TGTCGCCGTCAGGTCCCATCAAGGCCATTAAAAATCCCTCCTTTGACGCGTCTGATGGCCATCTCGTGCCGTCGCCCGTGGTATAGACGATCACTGCGGCAGGCCCGTGGCCCCGGACGCCGCGCCACCAAACCCAGACATGATCTGCAGCGCGTTGAGCGCCCCGCCGGTGTCGATCTCGCTCGCGGTCTTCGCCGCCCCCGCCGCGGCCGGCGCGGCGTGCGTGAGCGCCTGCATCGCCTCGGCCTTCGCCTTCTCCTGCGCCATCGCCTTGGCGCGGGCGTCGCGGATCGCCTTGATCTCGTCGTCGCTGTTGATGCAGTCCTTCGGGAAATTCGACAGGTCGAGGTAGCGCTGCGTGGTCTTGGTGACGTTGACGACGTCCTCCGGATGTTCTTCCGGATAGGCTTGCTTCAGATTCGTGACGACGGTCAGCGAGCGCTCCATCACGGCTGTCTGGGCCGCCCGCTGGGCAACGCGGATCATCGAGTCGAACTCGATCTCAAGCGGGATGCCGAGCAACGAGGGCGGCATCGGTGCAAGCAGCCGGCGCCGGTTCATGATGTTGACGACGCGGCGAATGTCGTCAGCGAGCTCCTGCTCGACGTTCTCGACGACGGTGCCGAGCCGCTGCAGCTTCTCGCCGCGCCGCTCGGCGAGCTCCATCTCGTTCCTCGGCTGGACGCCCTCGATGTTCGCCATCATCTGGAAGACGTCGTTGAAGAACCACTTCTCGACGCGCTTCTCGATCTTCTCGATCAGCGCCGCCATGTGCTCGATGTCGAAACGCACGTCGTAGATCGACTTCATCCCCTTGGAGATGTCTTCAACGTACGTGACCTTGCCCGGCAGGATCGAGGACGGTTGATTTTTCAGCCCGAGACTCGCGAGCATCGGTGGCCGCATCATCTTCTCGATGCCTTCGGCCTCTCGCAGCGTCATCATGTGGAGCTGCAGGATGTCGGGCAGCGCATCCATGCCGACGCTGCGGCCGTAAGGATCGTTGCTGACCGTCGTCCACTTCGGCGCGATGAACGGCTTCTCGCGGAAGCCCTTTGCAGAGAGCGGCTGTTTGGAATACTGGCCCCATTGCCAGTAATATTCCCGGTAAGTGAATCTGCCGGGTAGCACGCCCAGATTTTCCTTCATGCCCGGCATCTGCAGCGAGAAATTCGGCTCGATCGCGTGGCCGACGATGACCTCCGTCTCCAGGTTCGCGCCCTTCTGCTGCCACAGCGAGGTTATCGGCTCGTCACAGTTTTCGAGGCCGAACATCTGCACGCACTGCAGCGCCGTCAGCACGAAAGTCCGATAGAACGAATTGGTCCGCCCGTCGAAGCCGGCGCCGAGATAGTATTCGCCGGCACACGGATTGTAGCAGCGGATGACGCTGGTCTTGTCCTCGTAGAGCAGTTTCGGGGCCGTGCCGAAGACGGTCAGGTCCTCGAACATCTGCGTCCCGGCGGTGTAATAGTTGCTGCCCTTTAGCACCCGGTAGACGCGCTCGGTCGTGTCCTCGAACCATAGCTCGGCAGCACGGTCCGGCTTGAAATTGTGCAGGCCCGCCTTGATTGCGAACCATGGGCGCGACGACGGCATCTGCCCGTCGCGCATGCCGGCGACGCATACGCTCACCGCCTGGCTGCCGGTCGGGTCCTTGATCGCCTGGTTGATCGCAAGCCCGCGCGTCATCGTGTTCGGCACGATCAGCCAGTGATAGCGCCGGGGCAGGATCGCCTCGGCGAGCTTCGCCCAATGCTCCCACCAGGACAGACGCCAATTGCGCAGGCCGTAGAGCCGCTGTTCGAGCTGCAGGCGCAGCTCCTCCCACCCGGCGGATTCCTCGTACCATTTCTGCTTCGCGAGAGCAGGCGCGCGGGCCAGCAGCGCGTCGTCGGCAAACTCGTAGTGGGCGAGGAGTTCATCGCCGAAGCGCCGGGCGAAGGAGGAGGCGTCGAGCATTTCAGGGAGCGACCGTTAACCAGGATCGGCGGTTTTGATTGTCGGAAAACGAACGCTGGAATAGAGAAGGACCACACCGCCTGGGATCGTGGCCCAGGAAAGAGCGTCGCGCTTCGAGGGCCATTGAGGCGCGACGCTTCTGCGGCTGCCTCATCATCCCTTGTTTCCCCCAAGCCCGAGCGCTGCCGTCTGCATGACGGCCGCCGCCTTCTGCCCCGTTGTCAGGTCCGTCCCGCCCATCGGCTTCTGCATCCCTGTCCGCGTCGCCGCATTCATCGTTGCCGCGTTGGCATAGGTCGGCGGATTCGCCGCCGGCGGCAGCGGCGGCGGTGGGGGCGGCGCGGGAGGCGGCGAGAACAGGCCCATTACGACACCAGCACATGGCCGCCGGCAGTGACGGCGCAGACGAGCGAGAGGGCCGCCAGCGCGTTCGCCAGCATCCGCTCGCCGCAGAAGTGCGAGAGGTAGCTGAGATAGGTGATGCCCGCCGCGCCGATCGCCAGCAGCCCGGACATCGTGTTGTGGGTGAGCAGCGCGAACACGTAGACCAGGACGAGATAAATCCCGCCGTGCACCAGCGCGCCGATCGCCGCGATCACTTGGAACGTGTGTCGGTCCATAAGCCCCTCAATATTTCAGCGGGTCGTAATCGTACGTGTGCGAGCGGTTGAATCGCTCGGTGAGCCGGATCTCCAGGTCGATCCGTTCGGCGAGTGTCATCGTGCGCATGCGTTCGGCAACGAGCTGGTCGTATTCCTCGTGCGTCGCGTAAAGCGGCCGGTGCACGCGGGCCTGGCTCGCCGGATCGGTCAGGAGCGCGCCGATGAGCTCGCGGCCCTGCTTGGCTGCCGGCGACGATCCCCGCGGCATGGCGTTGCCGTCGAGGAGCGGGACGTCAGGGCGGCCGGCGCGGTAAAGGGCGCGGGTCATGGGTGGATGACGGACCATTCCTGGCGGATCTGGGAACGATTGTGAGCGCCTAACGTTCTCCAACAAACATGGAGGCGACAAATGTATGTCTTGGTTTTGATCGCATTTGTGGTTAACGGCTCTAATAATCGACTCGTTGCGACACCCATATCGATTACAGAGCTCAACACCTTCACCGGCGCAAAAGCGTTTGAAGATTGCCAGGATGTGATGAACCATGACGTGAAAGAAGCGTCACCGATTCCCGGCGCCACCGACTGGAACAACGCTGGTTTTGTGGCGAAACTCGTTTGCCTACCAAAAGGCAAGTAAATTTGTTGGAAGCGACCGGGATGCACCTTACGCGGGCGGCATCAACGCCCCCCGTACGGCATCGGATCGCAATCGCTCGTGTGCTGCGGCGGCCTCTCGATGCTCACCTCACTCTACCCGGACCACCTGGACCGATGTTGCCCATCGCTGGCGCAGCGGGCACGCCTGCCTGAGACTTCTGCGTCAGCCCGGTCATGCTGCCGATCATGTCGAGCGGCGCCAGGACCATACGCATCGCGGCAGGCAGCTTCGTTTCAGCATCGCCCAGGATCGGCGGCGGTGGGTTGGACGGCGTCGGCGGCGTGAAGAGGCCCATCAGCGAGATCCATACGGCATCGGATCGTAGTCGCTCGTGTGCTGGGGTGTCGCGCCTCGGCCCGTCGTCCACATGGACGCAGGGCGCACCACGGCGCGCGCCAGGCCGGACAGGATGATGTAGCGCATGGTGTCCATCAGGTGGTCCGCCTGCTTTTCCTTGACCTTGCCCTTCTCGTCGCGCTGGTAGAAGCGGTATTCCGCAAGCCAGTTCTGGCAGCTCCGGAACACCTTCATCCGCCCCGTGGAGAGCCTGATCCAGCACTCGTAGATGCCGGCTTCTAGGTCATTCGCGGACGGAAACAGCAGATCCGTCTCCAGCTCCTGGTGATAGACCTGGATCAGCCGCTCGCCGTCTCGCTGGCTGCGTCCGCGCGCGGCCGGATCGATGACGCCCGGAATCCACTTGCCCCGCGACTTGATCGCGGCGGCATGCACCGGCGGCTCGGCCTCCGAGCGGTAATACTCGCTGTAGAGATAGACGACGTCCTGGTTGAGGTCGTGCGCCGCCCACAGCGCCGCTGTCCGGTTCCAGCCGACGTCGAGCGCGTAGCACTGCGGCATCCAGTCGGGGATGCTGAACGGATCGCACAGCACGTATTCTTCCGGGACCGGATAGATCGCGCCGGCGCCGAGCGTCGGAATGCCCTTCGATCGCGCCTCGCGCTGGTAGGGCTGGATGCGCCCCAGCTCCGTCGCCTTCTGCTCCTCGGTGAGGTGCGGGACGTGGTCCCACCCTGCATTGACGGTGAACTTACCGGACATCGGACGCAGCAATCAGATTGCGCAGCCAGGTGATGATGTGGTCTTTCCCGTATCGCACACGGGCCGCATCGCCGCGGATTTCCACAATGTGGCCGACGACGCCAGGCAGCGCACGCCAGACCACGTCGTCGCCGACGGTGAACTTACCGGACACGCACGGGCTCCATGCTGCCGTCGCGGTAGACGCCCATCGTCGTGACGCGTTCGTACCGCCTCGCGCGCCTCCCCCAGATGCGAGCGTCCCGGCTCGGGGAACCATGCTTCCTCATACCGCAGCTTCGCCGCGATCTTGAGGGCCACATCCTGCGAGCCAACACGGCACGCCTCGCCGCCATTGCCGGTGCGCGCATCGACCGTTAGGACGGCGTATTTCTCAGGCTTTTTGCGCGCCATATCCAACCGCCCTCAGCACGTTGCCGACCAGGTCCTCGTCTCGCGGCGGCAGCGCGCCGCCCTCCAGAAACTCCAGCACGACCTCGCTCATGCCTTCGAGCGGCGTGAACGTCAGGAGCACGTGGCCATTCGTCGTCATGGTCCGGATGCCGGCCTCGACGTACACGTCGGCCGGCGGCTCCTCGTCAAACCAGATGAGGTCTTTCTCGGTGCCCTCGTACGCACCGCGCCCCTGCTCGTATGACTTGAGGCCGATGTCGGACCAACCGCCCGCGCGGTGACGCACCTTCACGGTGTCCACCAGGTCCTGCACGCCGCGCTTCCAGGTGACGGCGCCGATGTCCTCCGCAGGAATGAGGCCGGTGCCGCTCAGCGCCTTCCGGCCATTCCTCGCGACAACCTTGCCGAACAGCTTGTTCTGGACGATGTCGCGCGTCGTCTCGTTCTTCTTGCCGGAGGCCCAGATCTCGACAGGGCGCCGGAAGCGCAGGCCGGGCCACCAGTCCGGGTAACGGCCGGTCGCGTGCAGCGCCACCTCGTAGCCGCCGACGCTCTCGGTCTTGCCGACACGGTTGGCCGCGAGCATCAGGCGGTCGCGGTGCGGGGCGCCGTCGCAATCCGGCGGGCAACTCGGCAGGCGCTCGTGATGTCCGCCGGCGGCGAAGAACTCCATGTGGCGGGGGTACAATTCCCGCCTCAAGGGGCCATCGTCCGGAAAGTAGCCGTAGAGCTTACGTTCCTTCAGCGACTGGTTCGAGCGCCGGCGCAGCTCCCGCGCTAGCTCCAGTTGTCCCTCTGGCGAGAGCTTCGAGAGCGTCTGCAAGCACGCGCTGATCTTCGGGGCTAAGGACATTCCAGATGTTGACCTGGGCCTGCGGCTTTTCCTCCTCCGGCAAGCCGCCGAGATATTTCAGGATCAGCGTGTTGGCCTGGCCCTTGTCGTGCAGCTTGATGCGCTTGACCGTCCCGTCGTCGTGATACTCGACTTCGGCGAGCGCCTCGGCGAGGCGCGGCGGCAGGTCCTTGAGCGCAAGCAGCTTGCCGTCCTCGCCGTAATAGTCCGGCAGCTTCGCGTCCGCGATGCGGTCGACTCTCACCAGCGCCTTGACGGCCCGGATATCGAGGTATTCCCGCGCCTCCTCCATCAGCTCGGCGACGCGCTGCACGATCTCCTTACGCTTCGCCAGCCGGTAGCAGTTGCCCCGGTGCGGCGCATAGCCGGCGCGCTTGTACGCCTCCAACTGCGGCTGCTTCGGCGGCGGCACGATCAGGTACTGCTCGACGAGCTCGCGCGCGAAGCGCTCATGCTGGGGGTCACGACAGGCGGGCATGGCGGCTCGGGGCACGGCGACTCAGAAGATGTCCCGAAAGACTCGAAAAAGACTCCATGATCCCCTTCGGTGCGATGATCAAGAATGCAGGTATGACGATGTAACGGTGACACCTCAGTCAGGCGACCGCGGCAGCGATGTGATTCCGTTCGGCCATGGTGCGCGGCGTATGAAGATCATCGGCTCAGTGAAGCGTACAAGCCGGGGCGCTCGTTTCTGATGACGCAAAGCGTGCGCTGGCTGCATACTGGGCGGTGGGAAGGACGATTTGAACGCGGCAAACTCGAGAGGGTGAAACAGAGACAGGCAAGAGCGAAATGGTATCGAAAGATCTGGCCATCCGTTGCCAGGAATAAAAGATAGACAATTTCGGCTAAGGCAGTGAGCAAAATAACGGCCACGCATGTATACAAGATTGGATGCGGCAGTAGATGACTATATTTTGCTGGCTCAGTGCCTGATTTTGCTGGCTCAGTGCCTGATTTTGCTGGCTCAGTGCCTGACTTTGCTGGCTCAGTGCCTGACTTTGCTGGCTTAGGACTACTGTATTTTGCTGGCTCGGTGCCCATGTAAGTGTCTCATAATAAATATCGATTTCGCGTGCCGATCAGTCGTCCACGCTAAAGTCGCTGTAGCGCAATATTTGCCAGCGCCCTGAAGTTGTCAAGAGCGAGTGGCCGTTCATATGACGGTAGTGGGCCGGAGCGACCGCCTTCCTAAACGAGCGAGCGCAGATGGCGCGGTTGGTTGCCCGCTGCGAACGGGATCGGCGGCCGATGGAGCGAGCGCACGCCGCCAGTGCTACCGTAGACGATATCGGCATGAGGCGGCGGTCCGAAGGCTTCGACGGGCGGCATCCGTGACACCGGCCCGCTGGTATCCACATCCGCAAGGCGGCTCGCAATCATCTCCTCGATGTCGACGCCGGAGGCATCGCCGCCGGATTCGTCATCGACCGGGCCGCGCCAGGCGTCGGGATCATCGGCGACATCCGCGGGCGGCAAGAACGGCGCGTACGGCTGCTGGTCCAGCGCCGCATCAATCGCGCTGTGGGTCACAGCATGGCCGAGGGCATGACGCGACGGGCCGCCGGCAGGAGGCAGCACGGGCGCAACGGACGCGCGTCCCTTCCACGCCGCGAACACCAGCATCCGAATCCAGATCGCGGCATTGACGCCGATATCCTCCGCTTGCGCTTCCACCCATTCTTTGAGTTCGGGTGGCAACGCGACGATAACTCCGATGTCTTTGGTCATAATTGGCCTGATGGGCGGAAGCTTTCGTTCATTTGCGACTAAGAATAACGCAGACGACGCCGTTCAAAGCCCTGCTGCGCTGACCTGCCATATCAACCCGCGATTCGGCTTGAAGACTTCGCACCTGCAAAACATAATTGCGGTACTCAAATTCGCGGTTTTTATCGAAATCGATCGCCCCAGTAATTCGATCGAACCACACCACCGATTTGCTTTCGTCGACGCGGGGCGATTCAACGTTACCAACGTGTCGACCTAGTTGGAAAATTGCATCCGGATCGCGGGGTTGCGCCGATGGTACGGAGGCCGGCTTTACGGCCTGCAATTGTTGAATGGTAGCCTGCAAAACCGCAATACGCTCGGCGTAACGCATCTCAACGAGCTGCCAAATCCCAAAGCTTAGCGGCCCGCAGACGATTATCACTGCGAGCGCGAAAGCACCGGGTGCCTGCTTCAAAGCCTGCCCTTCGTTCCAGGCACGTTGCTGAATATCCAACCAGAGCTGCTTAAGGGGATCGTCTGCCATAGGGCAGACTGTTTACAGGGTTGCGCGCCAAGTGCAAATGGCCGGCGGAAAGCCAAGGATCACGCATCTTCGGCCGACCCGCTACATGAGGCGGGTCAACGCCGTCCCGTAATGCCGAGAGGGAGTGCAATCCCAAACGGGCAGCCCGCATCCGCCGGTCCACTAAATGCAAAAGCCCCGTGCCGGCCGGCACGGGGCTTCGCCGATTCCAGTCAGGATCGCGGATCGAGACGCATGAGCATGCCCGGGACGAACATGTGCCCGAGGCCGCGGCGTGACCGGAATTCACGTATGCGCCGCCACCCGCGACGGCCGCAGGGTGGCTGAAGGTGTGGCTCTAAGGGGTGGCTGACAGATTGACCGGCTCGACCTGCTGCGGCTCGAATTCGGTGGGCGTCAGTCGCCCGAATATCTGGATAGCAACCGTGAGTCGGATAGGCGTGTCAACGCCGTCGATCGGGGCGGACTTGATCAGCTCAATTTCTCCACGGAATCCGGCAAACGGCCCCTCAAGCGCTTCGACGAATTGACCGACACGAAAAAGCTCCGCCGCGGGCGTGCCGCCCGGGATCGCGCCGTCTACTTCAGCGCCGCGCAGCCGCGCGATCAGAGTATCGGAAATCGGGACCGGCATGTTATGCTCACACACGATGCCGGCAGCGCCGTGAAACTCGAAAATGTCGCGCCATTTGCCATCTGCAATGTCGAAACGCGTGAAGATGTAGCGGCCGAACATCGGCTCAAGCACTGGTTTCATCACCGTGACGCGGGCGCGGCGCTGCGATTGCGAGAGGCGTTTGCGCGATACGCGGCGCAAGGAGCGCAGCGTCGGGTAGTAGGTTTCGTAGCCGCGCTTACCGAGCCAATCCACTACGTGCGCGTCGCGCTGGCCGGCCGCGACCTGCACAAGATGCCAGCGCTCGCCGCGTTGCGCCCGGTGGCGCGCCTCCATCTCGGCGACCACGTCACGCCACGGCCGCAGCTTGTGCACTTCGCCCATTGTCTCCTCCTTCGCCAAGCCTGACCTGGTGCAAACTTTGCACGAGGTCGGAAACCGTCTCGGGGGGTCCGGGAGGGTTTCAGATCCCTTCGGCAAACCTCCCATCAAAACTTATCCACACGATATCAACCGGCATACCAACAGGTTCTGCACATCCCTTCGGAAGGTTTGGGAGCTTGGGAGGGATATTTCAGGGTCGATTCATGCGCGCGCCCGCGCACACACATGAGTCTACCCGCGCGCAACCCTCCCAAATTCCCGCAACCCTCCCAACCGCCGGTTTCCCAGCGGTTTCCACCGCGTCAGAAAGCTCCCAAAACCGGGAGCCTGGGAGGGATCACATCGAAAATTCGTCGCTGTCCTTCCAATCTCCAGCGCTCTCCGCGCCGCCGCCGTCCTGCGCCGGCGCGCCTGCGCGCCACGGGCGTCCACTGTCGTCCACAAAATCGCGCTTGGATTTCGTCAATCGCAGATCAAGAAAGAACACGACGGACGACTTGTCCTTGCGCCAGCCGCGTTCCGTCATCGCCTCGCTGAAGCCACGGCCCTTCCACTCGGAGAGCGAGTTCGCGATCGACCACGCGTTGAAGACCTCGTGCAGGACTGACGATTGCACGCGCTCGCCCGGCGCCGGCTCGGTGCAGGCTTCCAGGAAGCGGCCGAGCTGGTCGCTGTCGCGGCGATACTCGGCTGTCGCTTCGCGCGTTTCGGCAGCGACCGGCAGTCCGTGGTCGAGCCAGTCCCGGAGTCCGTCGAGCATCCAATTCAAAATTCCACTCGCTTCCATGCGCAGCTCCATTGCCAGGTGAGGGTTTTGCTTGTCGTCAGGGATGCGGACTGACCACGGCACCAGCAGCACGCGACGCCAGATTCCCTCATCTGTGCCGCCGATCTGCGGGCGATGGTTGCCGCTGATCGTCAGCTTGAAAGCCGGGTAGAAGTCGAAATAATCGCGGTTGAGATGCCGCGCTTTTATGGCCTCGCCGCCCGTTGCGAGCTTGATCAGGCCTTCGTTGAGACGGGCGCCCTTGTTCGGCTCCGAGGTTCGCAGCATACGTACGCCCGGCAGCTCGGCGAGGTCGGGCGTCGCCTGACCGGCGTTCCGGCCCCGGCCCTCCGTGAGGAAGGTCTCGATCGGCGTGGTGCCGCAGTAATCGCCCGCGACGTAGGCGCTGATCTCCTCGAAGACCGATTTGCCGTTCTTGCCCTTGCCGTAGAACACGGAGAGCTTCTGTTCCGACGTGTCGCCTGTCAGGCTGTAGCCGCGCCATGCGGCGAGCTGGCGACGCATGCCAGCCTGGGGCTGGACGTCGGCGAGGAACGCATCGAACCGCTCGCGCGTCGCTTCCGGATCATAATCGATCGGCGCGACCTTGGTGATCAGGTCCGCCGGATCGTGCGCGGCGAAATACACATAGCCCTGATGCGGCGCGTCGGCCGGCAAGCGCTTCGGCAGCGGGCCGGTGAGGTTACCGGGCTTGCGGATAAAGAGCGTGCCGTTCTGCACGTTGATGCAGAACGGGTCGGCATCGAGCGCCGACGTCTCCACGGCAAGATAGGCCGCGGCCTGCTTTGCCAGCAGGTTGAGCTTGTTGTTGCTCTCCGAATCGCGGCCCCACGCCTTCAACTGGTCGGACCACATGACGTCGCGAGCATCATCACCGCGGCCCTTCGATCCGACCACGGTGTCGTATTCAGTTCCTCGTATCGCGTCCGCTTCATCCTGAATGGACCGCACCGTCATGTGCGCGGCCATGGCAACGCGTGCGTCGGCGCCGGTGCGCGACCATCGCCGCCCGTCCCACCAGAACCAGCCCACGGCCGCGCACCACATCAACCGCCCGCGCTGGCGCTCGCGAAATCTTTCCGCGTTGCCGAGGTCGGTCAGCGGAAAGAACGCTAGCCGGCGGTCAAGCGCGGCCTGGTCGTCGGCTCCGGCCGGCGGACCGCCGCCATCGCCGCCACGGTTGCGCCGCGCCGTCGCGGCCCGCCCCGCGCCCTTGCGCGCATCGCGCTTTCGCCCAGACCCTCCCATTTGGGAGGGTGGCGGATTCTCAGCCGTCGAGGACGGCGCGGCGGACGGCGGCGGTGCCTCCCATTGGGGAGGCTCGGGACCTGGCGGTCCGGGATCATTGGGAGGGTCGGGATCTCGCGGCGGCGGCCGGGAGGGGGCGGGCACGTCGTCGTCAGCGGGATTGATCGGCCCGGCCTGGCGGCCGGAAGTTTCTTTTGCTCGGCCGCTGCCGCGCCCTTGTGGCTCGCGTTGTGGAATCACTGGCCGCGCCGCAACGGCTGCGTCCAGCACGCGGCGGGCGATCTCCTCCAGTATGGCGCGGTCGGTGACGATGGGCACAGTTTTCCCGCCGGCAGGCCGTGAGGCTGCCGTCTTGCATGTTCGGATTGATGGTCAGGTGAATCAGGCGTGCCCGGCGACCGGCTGGCCCGTGCGGCGCGCGACGTTCGCCCCCACCTTTTCCGCGTCGGCGAGAAGTTCACTCGCGAGGATTCGCGCCTGATCCGGCGTCAGCTTGCCTGATGCAAAGAGGCGTTCCTTTTCGTCGTGAAGGCGGACGTAGATGCTGTCGCATTCGCAACCGGGCTCTACGCAGCCGACGCTGCTCACGTACTCGGCAAGCCGATAATCTGCGGTCTTCTCGAACCTCTCAGCCATTTCCCGCCCTCAGTATGTCGTTGAAATCAAGCCCTGCCACGGCCATCACCGCCCTGACGACGCGATCAGCTCGCGCCGCTCGAAACCGGACCGCGCCGCGGTGTATGGCGCATTCCGTCGTGACCTGGTCGGAGTCCCCGTCGCCCAGGATCGTCACGTCGCTGACGGTGTCGGGGAGCGCGATCGACGGCGAGGACAGATCAGGGTCGGGTCCAGGCACCCGCCGCGCCCGGCCGCGGGCGTCCGTCATCACCGGATGAACCACCTGCGCTGACGCCTTGCCGCCGAGGTTGCCGAGGTCGACGGTCGACGCAAACTGCGTCGTCGCGATGTCGATCCCGCACGCGGCCATCGCGTACCATACGGTGAGCACCGTCTCGATGCCCTCGCCGCCGATCCAGCGCGTGGGCACCAACGGGGGCGTCACAAGGATAAGATCGATCCGGCCGCCGCTCTTGCTTGCGCGCACCTTCTTCGCCGGCAGCTCCTCGCCGCTGTCCGGATCGAGGATTGCAGCCTTGCCCGCCCCGTCTGCCGCGAGATACGTGATGTGCAGCCCGCTGAACCGCGCCCGGTCCGGACCGCTGCCGGCGCGCTCGCGCACGATCGCGGCCACCATCGCCGGCCCGCGATGGATCACGCGCGGGGACTTCCGCCCCACTTCATCCATGACGTGCCCGTGGAAATACGGCATGTTTGCCACGTAGCGCAGCCGCTCGCGCCCGGGCGCCCACGGCGGCAGCGGTAGACCACGATGCGCGAGGTACGCCTCAACCGGCGTTCTAGCCGGTGGCAACGCGTGCCGCCATACGGCGTACATCGCCGCTCGCTCCTTT